ACATTTCCTGCAAAAGTTGCTGCTTGACTACCTGTAAAACTTAATGCAGTTGAACCTGATTGAAGTAATAACAAGGTGTCTGAAGCGTGTGCATATCCAATAGCACCTCTATAATAATTACCTCCACTTGCAGCATCTCCAAATTGAATATAATGTGTTTGAGCATTAGTTGCCCACAATTGTATTCCACCAGCTACTGAACCTGCTGTTCCAACAGCTAAAAATTTTGTTGCTGGATTTCCTACAGGTGTTGAACCTATTCCTACATTTCCTGCAAAAGTTGCGTCACTATTTGCGCCATTTATTTTTAAAGCAGGTGCATTGAAGGTAGTACCACCAACTGTTGTAGATGGTGTTATTTCAAAATGTTGGTCTACATTTTCTTGAGCAGCAATCATCCAACTATATTTAGCTGAATCAGGTGTAAGGTAAAATTCGGGAGAACTATTATCAATAGTTAAATCTCCTGTAAGACTTCCCCCTGTAAGTGGCAAATATAAACCTGCTGAAGTATCTACATAAGCAGTCGTGGCTACCTTTGTAGAATTGTTGTTTGCTGATTGTGTTACAGCAGTTGTTAAAGTGTTTATTGTACCATTTAAATCTCCTAAAAAAGTAGGTGATGTCATTGTTCCTGCTGCTAAAGTATTTCCACTTGTAGCATTTACTGTAAACTTGTTTGTATTAATTGCTAAGTTTCCAACAAAAGCAACATTTCCAGTTGTCGCATTAGCTGTTAATTTATTTGTGTTTACCGAAAAGTTACCAGCAGAACTTAAAGCCGCTGTTGTTGCAACTGATCCAGATACATTAATAATGGCACCAGTTTCAGCCATAATTGAATCAGCAATAGTTCCTGTTGTTAACCATTTTGCAATGTTTCCTGGTGTTCCAGTTCCTTCAACATCTGTGTGATCTAATTTTTCCCAAACATTTGTGGATCCTGCAATTACCCAATCACCAACAGACCATGAATTAATTCCATTTAAAGGATGTGTTCCCCCTACATTAACAACATAATAATGCCCTTGTGTTATAAATGGTGAATTATCAATTGTATAAGCTTCATTAGTCAACATAATATCTGATGCTAATGAAAGTATTGTATTGCTATCAACACCAGTAACTAAAGCAGTTTGTCTATCAACTTGATTTATTACTTTATCACCAACAGTTACAGTTGAAGTAAAGTTTGCAGAACTATCTACAAGTTTATTTGTTGTTGTACTTGTTGTTGTTCCACTTGCAGCTTCGTTACCCCCAGAAACTAAAACTGGTGAATTACTTGTGGCATTCCAAGCACCTTGAAACTGAAGTCCATTTGCTATTCCATTAATTTGAGATTGTAATTTTCCAAAACCATCTAAAATAGAATCTGTTGCTAAAACAGTTGCTGCGGCTGGTGTTGGTAATCCTGTTAATACTTTTCCAGTAACTGAATTATTATCTAATGTTACAGCACCACTAACTGGTTGTGTTCCATTTACATTTAAAAGTGTTCCAGTTGCTTCGCCTGTAACCGATAAACTTCTTGCTGTTTCCCAAGCTGTTGCAGTGTCTGCATTGCCTTGTAAATCTCTATGTATTGGTGATGGTAAGCTTAAGGTAACCGCTTGATTTAATACAGTTGATGTAATTTGATTTGCAGTTCCTAAAATACTAAGACTTTGTGTATTTAAATTTACATCACCTACTGTTGAACCATCTGTTATATCTAAATCTGATGCGGCATCTAAAGTATCAACATAAGCAGTAGTTGCTAATTTAGTTGAATTGTCTCCAGCACTTTGAGTTGTTGCTGTTGTACTACTTGGAATTATTAAAGCACTTGGAAAAGATAGACTTAATCCTTGATTACTTGCAACTGTTTCTATTTGATTAGTTGTTCCTGTTATTGCTAAAACTTGTGTGTTTAAAGTTACATCACCAGTTCCACTATCACCACTAAAATCTAAATCACTTGCAGCGTCTAAAGAATCAACATAAGCTGTTGTGGCTACTTTAGTTGAATTATTTCCTGCTGTTTGAGTAATAGCAGTAGTTGCTGTGTTTATAGTTCCATTTAAGTCTCCTAAGAACGTAGCACCTGTGTAAGTTCCGCTTATAGTAACATTGTTAGGAAGTCCTATGGTTAGTTTTTGATTTAAAGCTACAGTAGTAATTTCGTTGGTAGTTCCTGCTATTTCTAATAATTCACTATCTAAATCTACTTCGCCAGTTCCAGAGTCTCCTTTAAAATCTAAATCTGAAGCTGTTACTACTGCATCTACATACGTTTTAACTGCGGCACTTGTTGGAATAGTAGTATCGTTATTAAAATTAGCTATTCCATTGGCAGCGGTTACAAATTGTGTTATTGTAACACCAGTTCCTGTGTCTTTTAAAGATCCCCATTCTAAAATTGCGGTTACTTTAAAATCACCACCAGTATTAACAAATAAACCAGACAAGTTTCCAGATCCATCACTTAATTGTTTTAGTGTTGCGGAAATTGCAGCATTATCAATAGTTTTTATTAATCCAGGATAAGTTGCTGAAATTTTAGTATTAAAAAGAGTTGCCATAATTTATTTTTTTATTTTCTGTTGTTTTTTTAAAAACATTAATAGTTTTTGTACGTTTTTTTGTTTTGGTTTATATCTCATAATACCCACCCATTAAAGGTTGCATCCTGTGATGGATTAATGTCATCATTACTATTTGAATAATATTTTGGAAAAAGGTTTTGATTAAAATTCATGTAATCAATAAATCTTCTTGAATAATAATCTGCATATTCTCTGGCTTTAGCAACTAAAAAATCAAGTTCTTCTTTTGTAGCTGGTGAATTGTTTTCTGATGTATGCCTTCCAACAGATCCGTTTTTTATAGAAAATGCCGCAAATGGTATGTAATCAGTTTGTGCGTACCAAATCAACATGGGTTGTATGTAATCAATCATTAATGTTAAATGATTAGGATTTAAATCTTTAGTCAATGTTCCTGCTGTAACCATACCTTCAAATTCTTCATAAAGTTCAGTTCCTAAATAGTTCTGGATATGGATGGTTTGAGATAACGAAATAAAATATAAAAATTTTGAAGTATCCACATTTCCGTCAATAATACTATTGCGAACAAGATCAGTTCTGTTTATGAATAAAGGTGTTGCCATAATTTATTTGTTTTTCTTTTTACCAAATCCCATTTTATCCCAATAAGCTTTTGTGTATCCTCTGTATTTCATATCAAAAGGAGCCACAGGAACTAATTTATCGTTAACAGGAAATTTAAATCCTTTTGATTTTGCTTTAGTTGTTGTAACCTGGCTTTTAGCACCATCTAATGTGCGCATATATGTTTTTCTATACCATTTGTGTTTACAGTTAGCACCGCCCTTATAAAGCTCTTGTCGATCCACTCCAAGCCATATTGAATATGTACTTGCACCACCAACACCAAATCCTGGGTTTACTTGTTGTTTACCCATTTTTTCAATATCTTCTTTTCTATATATTTTTTTAGCCCTTACCATTGCTTTGCAAAACTTTCTTGCATCACCTTCAAATTTTAATGGTGCATATTGATACCTTACTAAAAACTTTTGTAAACCTGTTTGTTTAGTTACTCCATCTTGTTTTGATCCTTTTTTTGGATATGCTTTACCAGTTCTAACTAAATTTACAATCTTACTTAATGTTGATTGTTTTGGTGTGTTTAGTTCTTCAACTAATAAATTGTGATTTTCATCATTATCATAATCAACTTCAGACACATCAATTAATTCATAATTTCCCAAAAGATCTTCTTCATTTTCACCATATTCTTTAATGGTTTCAGTTAATTTTTCAAGTTCTAAATCTTCAGATAATGGAACACAATTAGGAACTTTTTTACCATTCTTCATTTTCATTCCATATTGTTTATATCCAGCTTCACATGGTTTTTCTAAACTTATAGCTTGATCATGATTTTCACATGGCATAAACCAAATTTTTCCATCTTCTTCTTCATGCTCATGAGATCCAGAACATCCCATTGCTTCAGCCATACTTTCAGCCATTTCTTTTGTTTCAAATGCTGGTTGTCCATCAATTTCTTTTAAATTAATTTCAGACATATTCTTTTTAATCCATCCACAAATTTTTGGTGCTGCTTCAGCTCCGTATCTTGCGGTTTGTTCTTTTACGCATTGATCCCAGGGATATTTTTTTAAATCTATTTTATTAAATGAATATCCAGTTTCTTCTTCAATATCTTCTTCACTTTGCAAATCACGATCAACATCTGTAAATTCTAATGGCTGTAAGGTCGTAAAGTATAGGTTTAAGCTCACATCGTTGTAAGCAAGTATCTTATCAAAAGAATCTATTAAGTGTTCTTGAAATGGTCTTATAACAGTGTTGTCCATCAATAGAGATGCAGTTTTTATTTCATCTGAATTTGATGAAAATCCTGAGCTTGTTCTAATACCTAATAAAAATGGACTTACAACCCTGTGACCAACTTGAATTTTAGATTGGCTTTCAGTACTTAAAAATTCATATTGTTGATGTGCATCACTTAATTGAATTGGTGTTATTGTTGATTCTTGTTCTTTGTTGTCATTAAATGCCAAAATAAATTTTCCTGCATTACTTGAACCACTAAATTTTTGTGCTATTCTTGCTTCAATTATTTCACGCTCTTGTTGATTAGGAACCCCATTATTAAACGATATAAACATTCCAGGAGCCAAACCTTGCATAATATTATTTAGATGATAGTTTGAGATTTCTTCTTCAAGCTCACAATATTGTAGGCATCCCTGATAAGAAACAGGCGAATAGTAGTAAAAGCCTGATTTATAGGGTTTTATGTATAATATTTCAATATTTTCATTTGATGTACCAAAAGCTGGTATTCTAAGAGGTTTATCTGAAGGTTTAATTGTTGTCCAATCATTCCAGTAATAATAACCAGTTACTTCACCATCATCATCTGCTTTTTCAGCTCTCAATGTTTCAATTGGGAAATGTTCACATTGTGCAATTCTTTTTCTGTCTTTAGAATATATTATTTGAACCGCAGCTTGTCCCATTAAATAATAATCATAACAAACTTTACGCACCATGTCCTTTTTTAATAAAGTAACCATTTGTGCATATTCATTTGGCTTTCTGTTTGAATCAGTTGCATTTAATCCTTTGCCATATATTTGCTGTGAAATACCATTTATACAAGCATTGTTTGTTGGGGATCCGTTATAACGATCAATAAGGAATTGAAAGTAATTATTATCAGCTCCGTACTTTACCCACTCTTGATTCTTAACTTCAATAACTTCTGGTGATGTATATGTTGCCAAATTGACAAAACTATACGCTGATTTATTTTTTGTAAACCTACCTTGATTATCTCTTTTAATATTTTTTTTCATATTCTAAAATACTTTATATTGATTGCCATTAATTGAATTAAATGTTTCATAAACATCTTTATTTAAATTATAATATTCATCTTCTTTTTGGTCAATCTCTTGGTCTGTGCAAAAAATACGATCTCTATAAAGGGTTACATCAGTTGTTCTGTCAATATTCCAAAAACTGTTGTCATTTTCCCATAATTGATAATTAGTATTCCAAAAATTAAAATCTGTAAAAAAACGAATATCATAAAAATGTCCTTCAACTAATATAGGATTAAAAACTTGAGTAAAAGTCAAAAAATTTACATTCGTTGTAGCTGATGTTATATCATATAAAACAGTAATATTAGTACTGTCATCAGTAACCGACAAAGTAAATTCTGATTCATACTTTCTGGGAATAACATTAAAAGTTTGTGCTGTTGCACCTGTATTAAAAACAATCATTACCTATATAACGTATTAATTAGGTTATTTTGCAATAACAAAAAAGCAAAAAAAAAGCTCCCATATAGAGAGCCTTTAATTTTAATATAATAAAGTGTTATGCAGTTGGATCAATTTGCCCAGCCGCTGCGGTTACACCACCAGTTACAAAGAATGGAGCCGCTTCTTCCATACCTTCCATTGTTAATGTAAACCCACTAAGATCACCAGGAGCCGCACCAGTTACTGATGTGCCACCAGTACATTCCATCCCATTTTCAAACCCACATAAGAAAGTATTTCCATAATAATCTTCAACAGCAACTTGTGGTCTTGCCGCTGCAATAAGCTGTATTTCAGCTTGTGTTTTAGCTTCTAAAAATGTTAATGTTAAATTAAGTGTTTGTGTATAAAAAGTTGTTCCATTTTCTCTTGAACTTGTTACAGTTGTTTCAAGCGATGAATTTCCTTTTACATCAAATTTAAAAAAGGTTGGTGAACCTGTCAAGGTCACTTCTTTTGTATCTGCTGCAATCGTTACACCAGTAACTGTTCCAAAGTCGCAAAAGTATGCTGCTTTGATCCCACCAAATGCCGATTTACAGGGAATTTTTCTACCTATTGTTAATGCACAAGCCATATTGTTTTATTTTTTATTAAAAAAAAAGGTAAGTAAGTTTTATCCCACTTACCTTTTAATTTTGGTTAATTTTAAGCGTATTCTACAATGTCAGAAGCAATTCCAAATTGTACACCTGAAGTGAACCTCATTATCATTCTTACATTGTCTGATCCATCAAGATCAATCATGTCTAAAACTCTCACTTCTTGGTTATTGTTTAATAAACCAGTACCAAAGTACAAGTTAGAAACTTGAGCCGCATACATTTTATTGTCTTTTAATCCAGGTGCTACAAAGATTTTAACTCCATTTACAGAAAGTGATCCGTTGTTCCACCATTGTGTTCCCAAAGAATTTACACCATTTGCACCTAATCCGTTTGCTGCAAATCCACCTAAAACTTGAACATATAATTTAGCCGCTGAACTTGGAATAAAGATGTA